GTTGCACTTTCAAAAACAACAGGAGTTCCAAAGGTTATGTCGTTACTTGCAACCGTGCCAACAACGGCTGTCCCGTAATTTGAATTACCTTTGTCCTCATAAGCTATTACAACTTTATTGGAGTTACTGTCGAAAGTAGAACATGTGAAAGCAATCGTGGCACTTTCAAAAACCTCATCAGCCCCCACTATTTGAGAATTGTTAATAGATGCAGCAACACTCACCGTCCCGTTGCTATTCACAATACAGGTTTTGTCAGTGCCAATAGCACCAGATGCTACGGCAAAGACTTCTGCGTTAGCTTGTGATTGAACCTTGCCAAGGACGTTCATTAGCTAATCTCTTCGTAACTTATCACCACAACTAAATCGTTAGCNACACTTGCTTGTGCGCCNATAGACTTGTCTTCCTCTAAGTATAAAGCNGTNTTCTTGTCCAAGACAACTAANGTTGAATCCGCTGGAACAGAAATCGTGCTGGCTANCGCATATGCTGTACCACCAATATCATCTTGGCTATACAGGTTTATCGTAATATCAGCAGCGTTTGTGCCATCAACATTGGATACGATCACATTATTAATCTTAAAGACCTTACTGCTTGACGCAGCGTTACTTACAATCGCCGTGGCGTTTGTAGAGGATAAAGCAACAGTCGCGGTCTTGCCCGTGATGGTTGCCACATTGACGATATTAGGTGCTGACATTGCTTATCTCCTTTAGCCAAACACGATTGAAGCGGCAATAGCTTTGCCCATAGAGATACCAGCACTGCCGAAAGAAACAGTACCACTTCCATTTGTTACCAACGCTTGACCGTTACTTCCATCAGATGTCGGAAGAGTTAAGGCTGCTACGAAGGCTTGTAAATTTGTATCAAACGCCAAGACATCACTGCCTATAGCAACACCCAGCGCGGTTCTTGCGGCACTAGCAGAGCTTGCGCCTGTACCACCGTCTGCAATAGCTAGGTCTGTAATTCCTGATACCACGCCGCCTGTAATGTTGACGCTACTCATTGCAAAGTCTGCGGTCAAATCTGTTACAGCCGCGCCCGATCCTGCACCGTCGCAGAAGATTATCTTGCTGTCTCCAGCCAATACACTCACATTGGCACCAGACCCCTGCGTGAAAGTAGCTGTCTGGTTTGTGCCGTTCTTTACAAGGTAAATATGATCCCCATCATTGGGTGATATCGTAATTGTATTCGTACCAGAGGGTGAACCGCCTAGAACAAGAACCTTAAACATGCCGTCTGACAAGCTGCCATCCGTTGTTGTTAGGGTGTGCGTAGTATTGGAAAGCGTAATTGCCCCAACACCGTTTACCAATCGGTCAATAATATCTAGGTTTGTGTTTGTAGTGTTACCCCAAGACCCAGACTGTTCGCCCGTTGCAATCTTTTCGATACCACTGCCGTTATATGTACTTGCCATTTTGTTTCCTTACGCCGCTATCTCAGTCCATATGTCGGGGCTAGTATCCGGAATTATCCGCCCCCAAACAGTTACTCTACTTACGAGCCCCGTCGCAGAAACTCCCGTAACACTAACATTAGCATCACATTCACAAACAATCGTAGCAGAATTGACCACGGCTGTCGAGCTTATGCCTGTGGGCGCAACTGGAATGACCTGACTTGTAGTTGCTGTGATCTGCCCTGTACCACCGAAAGATACAAGCCCCGCATCCGTGTTGGCTTGCCCACCCATGCCGCTGTGGTTTGTACAGTAGTAATATAAAGTAGGTGCGCCAGCCGCTACAACTATCTGAGTATATGCCCCAGAAGAACCGGGGCTTCCGTTGGTTGTCACGCCCGTTGTATAGGCACTTCCACCGCCATGAGTACCATCTGACGTTATAGATAGCCTTAACGGGTGACCGCTATTAGAACTATCAGACTGATCAAACTTGTATGTGTTTCCTTCCACAAGAGTAAGCGTAGGCTGTGCGCTGCCACCTATGTTGTATTTGTTTCCAGACCCTGCATTTACAACAGTAACCGCAAACTCAGTTAAAGGAGAAACGGGTATAGAAACAGAAGAATCCGCTTCTACGGTAGCTGACCCCACGCCGCCTGTTGCAGCTATTCCTGTAGGAGTTACATTGACCCCTGTACCAGCGGTAACAGAAACTGACCCCACCGCCCCTGTAGCTGCCACACCCACTACCGAAGGAACACTAGACGCTCCTGTAATAGTTACCGCACCCACCGAAGCAGTGGCTGTAACGGGAAATGCTACATCGTTGCCCCACGTACCAGCACCCCACGATTGTGTCGAGGAGTTCCAACCAGCAAAGACAACTGTAGCATCAGCCATATTTAAGCAATCCGTATAAGAGCGTTAGACGCATCAGCCGCTGGCATAACAACCTTAAAATCACCGTTAGTTGAAGCCTTGTCAGAGCCAAAGTCTAGCACGACAATAGTATCGGTAGTGCTACTACCTGCTCCTGTAGTTGTATTGTAGATCAAAGCTCCACGCGCCGTTATCGTAGCAGACGTAAAGGTAAGGTCAGCAAAGTCTGTAAACGCTGTTGTGCCTGAAACAGTCGGGTCTACCCGTGTCAGAGTACCGCCGCCAGCACTGTAGGAGCCAGAGTTACTTACCTCGTTAGTCGCTGTATAAGCCGTAGTCGCAGCATTGAATGACGCGCTGTTGGTATAAAGAGCTAACTTAAATGTATCGCCCCCAGAGTTCTTGAAGTTGTGATCGCCTTGTAAAAGCTCTTGCTTGAAAGACGTACACATAAAGTTTCCGCTGAAAGCCATTTTAAAGTCTCCTTATAAGTTCAGCAAGTTTCGGATGCCCTGCATCTATAAGGGCGTTATACACAGTTGTACGATCACTGCGAATAGCTTGACGCATGTAGTAGGCAACAGTGCGTTCCATTTCTGCCTTGTAGGCATTTGCCTGATCTCTAATCGCAGGGTGTGTTGAATCAGATACACTTATCAGTTTACCCACACAGTCCTTTGATATCTCTTCAGGTGTAAACCCACGATTATGGGTTGTTTGTACTCCAACAATAGATTCGCTTTGAGGTACATCTACCTTCACACTAAACATTTATAGCTCCAGCCTTGGTTCGCTGCGATAACTATCGCGCTTCAGTCTACCCTCACCTAAAATCATAAGTCGCTTTAACGCTTCTTGGTACTTTTCTTCATACTGAGCAAGCAAATCAGCATCACCCTTCATGAATATGTAAGCTTCTACAAGAGACCCGTACAACAAAGCAACCTCTGCATTATCACCAAGCCAAGATGTTGATGATGTAACTATAGACGGTGGATCGTAATAATAGTGCAATTGAACTTCATATGCGGCATCTGGGGTTGGGCCTAATATAAAGTTTCCAGAAGAGTTAGTTGATGTGAAGTCACCATCAAACTCAGCGTAATACTTAGGTCTGGAATATGATGTCTTTGATGGATACGCCTCTCTAACAAAATTAACATCTTTGTTGAGAAGGAAGTGATAGTCTCCATCGCCATCTATAACTGCCATAGAAAAGGGTGCCAAGAAGTCTGATGGCCTAGCTATGAACCTAACCTGCTGGGTCATGTTCGCCGTAACATTCTTGCGGAGTTCAGGAATTAACACAGTTCTATGTATTTTCTCTTCTGCCTGACGAACAAACGTAGGAATTTCAGCGACAAAAGTTGTCTCATCATTCTCCGTGTAAGCCTGTATAGCTGCTGTTAATTCTGAATAGTTCATTTGAACTTTCCTTTAGGATATTCTAAACTTGCCACCTTGAGTGGCAGCGCCCATGCCACGGCACACCTTGCCACCACTAGCCAAGCCTAGTGCGCTTTTAATGTCTTGTTTGGGTTCCGTATTGTGATCTCTAGTTCTTCTGCGAACAGCTTCTTTTATAATTCTTTTTTTTGTACGCTTTTCTTCAGCCATACGTTTTTTCTTCGCCGCTTTTTCAAGGTCTTTTGGTCGTGCTTTCGGTTTAACATCCTCAACGCCCATTTTAACTCTCCTCTTGGTACAGGTTATCGAATATTTTGTTGACATCCATAGTATAGTCTAAATCGGATTTTGAATAGTGTATATGTTGAGATGGCTTGAAGTCTGGGGCACCAGTACCAGTCTCAAACCACGCAGGATGAGTAACCCTTACACGATTGTTAGGCAGTGCCACCACATTACCAGTCCATTCCCCAGCGTCTAAAAGCTGCATAACATGGCTTTGCTTATGTTGCGCTGGGTCATCCGCTATCTCACCTTCCGAATAATCAACGGTGAACATATACTTTGCAGGATACATATTCCCATCTATCTTTGCCAACCAAGGACATGGTGTTGCCCTGTCCAAGACGTACACAGCATGGTTGTAGGACGAACAGTCCCAAGGCTGGGCATCATGCACAGCCATAGCAGAAGGCCACTCATTGAGCGGCTCATCGGCTACAAGAGCGGTTATAGGCATTCTCGCCCACATTGCGCCACCATGTACGTTCTCTTCTTCATCTTCATCAGCCTCGCATCCCGTAAAGATAACTTGAAAGCTCAAGCATCTATTTGGCATTGTCGTTACCGCTATTGCCATCGCGTGTAAGAACTCGCCGTGGTATTGTTCATGGTTGTGAGTATACTCACGGCGAACCCAGCACTTGAAGTGCGGTATGTTACTTTGCAAATAAGCCAATCTATCCCCCCAAGTTGACTTTACTTTTTAGTCTTACCGCCTTTAGCGTAACCTTTTTTCTTTTTCATCATGGCCCCGCCTTTCGCGTAGCCCTTTTTCTTCATCATCATAGCGCCACCCATTTTCTTTTTAGCAGCGCCACCTTTTTTCATTTTGCCTACACCATCAGCCGCAAACGCTGGGACACTCTTCCCATTCTTTTTGACCATAGGCATCTTGCCACCTGACTTCATTGCCACGGGCTTTTTCTTTTTCATTGCGCCGCCAGCCATCTTCTTAGCAACGCCGCCTTTAGCATAGCCTTTTTTCTTCATCGCCATTTTAAACTCCTATGTTGTTTCGACGGTAACAGTTCCAACTTCAGCTTTCATAAACTGAAGCTCGTTCCATACAGGATTCCACCCAAACAATCCGCGACTTTCAGCCAAAGACGTATCAGGCCTTGGATTTCTCAAAGACTGGGGATCGTTTATCTTTACTCTACCCAAAAAGTTTTGTGGTTGGTCTGGGTCAACAACATCACGGCCCACCAAGAATCCAGTCTTAACACCGTTGTTAAACTCAGGCACAAGATCAGCCAAAGGATACCTGAACCCTGTCTTGTCACAGTAACCAAAAGCGTACTTTCCTCTAGCGTAACTCATCCTGCACCCGTCATAAATGTGTTAAACGGGACAAACTTAATTGATGCTGTCTCTTCATCTTCCCCAGCGGCAAGCTGAAACTGGAACTCATACTCTTGTTTTAACCCAGCAGCCATCTGTGGGTTCTTTTTCATGGCAATATAGTAAGCCATACCCGCAACTAAACATGGTACAAAGCGAGGCGGTACAGATGATACTTCTGTGCCTATGCCAGATGACAACCCGTCAATACCCTTTAACCTATGATACGCTATTTGATAGGTTGTTGTGTTATCAGGAACAGGCCACAAGGTTACTTTTGTTTCTGTCGGGAGCCTTTGGACGTAGATTTGGGTCGGCCTACCTTCCGTGTTTTTGTTGGTTTGCTGGGCGTAGGTCGAGACACTGACTCTTTCGAGCGAGGTGTCGATTTGGTTTGTGCCTGTTCCTGTGCGGATTTGGTGTTCGATGATGTCGATTGTATCCGCAGGAAGGGTATACGTTGCCGTACCCGCTGTAACAGCGAGCGTACCCGCTTCAATAGTGAAGAGATTAAGGCCACGATTTTGCCACTCCAATGTTAAAAGGTTTAAACTTCTTCGTGCAGTTTTAAGATCATACCCACTACGCATCTCAAGGCCAGCCCGTTCATAGGCTTCCTCAAAGATCTCTGGCATGTCGGGGGTTACTACAGCCATTATGTCACCACGCTCCTAAACCGTTTGGTTTTCTTTGCAATCTTTTTAGGCTGCTTGGCAACCTGCTTGCCCTTCTTGGTGGCCTCGCGTTTCTTCTTTGTAGTAGCGGCGTACTCCGCAGAGGTCAAAGACTTGATAGCCTTCTCAGGAAGATATCGCTCGCCTGTAGCCTTGCTCCCTTGCGTCGATGGCTTGCCAGACTTTGTTCGCCACTTCTGCTTTGTCCAAGACTTCAAGCTCTTCTGTGACTTCTTGAGCGCCATTAACCTCTATAGCCCCCACCCGCTTTTTTATAAGCCTTCGCCAACATTTGCGCTTTTCTTGCTGACCATTGACCCGGCTTGCCACCCTTGCCACCAGCCTTTATACGATTAAATATACGCTTTCTCTTCTCTGGTTGGGTGTAATTGCCAGCTTCATTAACCCGACTTTTAGATTTCTTCTTTGTTTTGCCACCTTTGCCAAAACGAATAATCTCAAGGTCTTTAGCATCATCACCTGTAGAGGTTCTGTTACCTGTTAGTTGACTGCCCATCTGGGAACGAGAAATAGCCATTTAACATTTCCACCGTTTTCTTGCTTGCCTCAATCTGCTGTTAGGATCTTTAGCAGCTTTAGGAAACTTCTTCATCTGTCCAGCGGAACGAGCGCAGAAAGACTTGCGCCGCTTTGCGTCCTTGCTCCCCTTCTTAACCTTCCCCGTCACAGCAGTTTTTAACTTGGAGCCGGGGTTGTCCTTGCGATACTTGGCAACACCCTTCTTTGTCATACCCGCCCCAGACTTTGTGGGACGTTTATGACCACCTTTTATGCTGTGCCCCTTCATGGAGCC